TGTTAAATATCATTGCTGGCACTCCTTTACAGTGTTAGAGTAGTTGGATGTTGACGCATCGCGAACTACACCTTTATTTATTGCCCTAAGTTAAATTTCATCCCAGTAGCTTGTTCTACAGCAGTCATAGTTGTTTGATACTTAGGCCAGTCTGTTGCTGGATTGATAGGACCATTGGGCATAAGATATGCTTGGACTTGACGACTATTTTTTTCAATAATGATTTTGTATAGGCGAGTAGGAATACCAAGCCCATTTCCTACAACAGGATGTCCTTGGTCATAAATGCCACCACTAATAATATAGAAATCTGTTCCAGGTTGTGCGGCCCATTGTCGTTCGGCAGCTTCTAGTAGACGCCATGCACCGCGATTGTTGTTGGCCACTTGTGCTACCATGTTACTTAGGAAGAAGCTTTCACTCATGATGTCATCGTTCTGTGTATTGTTGCCAGCTGGTGCCATATGGCCACGATCGTGTGTTTTACCTATAGTGGCATAGTCTGCTAGACTTGCTTGACAATTAGGAGTAACTGCTGGATCTGGGCGGAAGTTGTCCTTACGCTTGGCTGGACCGGACATTGCAGCTACAGTCAAATGCTCAAATACTGCTACTGGAGCCTTAACTGAACAGCGATGTATTACCGCATAATTCATATGGCAAATCTCTTGATCACCCGGCTGTGCTTGATACTGTGGTGTGCCGTTGGCTGTGAATTGTGGACAGTATTGATTGATCTGCGCAAAAGCAGATACGCTCGCTAATAATAGCAGTGCTCCAACGATAATTTGTTTCATTTTTTTCCTTTTTATTTGTTATTGCCAGCTAACTTGAACATAACAGTTAGCCGCGGTTGCGTCATAACAAGTGTAGTCAAGAACGAATGCTTGATTGGCAATACTGGTTGACCCGCCGCCAGATCCGTTGAAATTATTTGAACCTGTGGTGCTGTTGTTGCCATCAACTACGCCATAGTTGATGTCTCTACTGGTAGTGCCGACTCTAATGATAACTTTGGCTGTTGCACCAGGAGTGTAGTTTGACAGAGTAATTGTAGCTGTGCCCGATGGTGATGTCCATAACACAATACTGTCTGTGCTAAAGTCCAAGGTTAGTGCTGTTCCGCCGGCTACAGTTCTAATTCCTCCATCATTGATGATAACTTTAGGAGTGTGAATTGTGCCGCCAGTTGATATATTAAGATTGCCGCCAGTAATGTTGCCAGTGGCACTTACTTGCCCACCTGTTAATACGTTGCCACCTGTAATGTTGCCCGCGGTAATTGTGCCGGTTGTTGATACTGTGTTGGATCCCCACGCGGCCAATAGTGTATTGACATTAGCATTGCCGTAGCTGGATACAATACCTGTTAACTGACTACCATTGCCCAAGAAATAACTGGCTGTAATATTTCCAGATGAACTTAAACTTGTTAGTGTGCCAACACTGGTAATGTTTGGTTGTGCGTTAGTGGTTACAGTTGCCGCTGTAGTTGCCGACGTAGCAGTTCCGGCGGACGTGGCATAAGTGGCATTGGCTACTGTGCCGGTAACATTAGCACCTGTAATTGAGGTTAATGCGGAACCATTGCCAATAATGTAGTTGCCAGTGATATTGCCAGTGGCACTAATTAATCCACCAGTTAGAACATTACCACCAGTGATATTGGCCGCAGAGGTAATACTACCTGTAGCACTCATTGTTCCGCTGGTATTAAACTTAGTTGCCCACACGCCGTTGGCGGTTGTAACATTGGCTACATCAACTCGGGCACTTGCTGAACTGCCAACAGGAGTAACTGTGAATGTTATTGAACTACCTTGTGCTGTGGTAGTTTGATTTTCCAAAGCTGTCATGCGCATCTGCGCCATACCCACATTACCAACACCAGCATTAGTAGCAGCGGTAGAGTTGATGCGCAACACATCTTCCCCTGCTAAAACTTGAGTAGGCACAGCCACATTGCCATTCCAACGACGAGCAACCATACTGACATAATTATCATTGCCATCATAATACAGTCGACACGGGTCTGCCAATTGTCCAGTTACATGGAGCATGGCACCAGTTTGTCCAGGTGATATTTCACTGCCGGTGGTTGTGCCAATGATATTAAATGCGCCTTGTGAACCAGTTTGAGTTACATAAACTGTAATAATACCATCCGTAGTGGCACTAAGATATTTTCCAGATGGTGCGGAGTTACCTGTTTTATAAAAACCCACATTGCCAACTAACTGAACTATAGCATTACCTTGCGTGGCTAAGATCATATTTTCGTCGCTGTTAACAATACTTAAAATATTGTTACTGGCATAGAAATTGCCAAACGAGAATGACAAGTTGGCTGAGTCAATTGTGAGTAGTCCAACATTAGAAATATTAACTCCGGGTCCTGGCTGAATGCCGCCAATCTTGTTTGTAGCAGCAGCTGAAATATTGCCAGTGACTATTAGATTATTATTGATTGTGCCTGAATTGGCTGTAAAATTATTAATAGAAATATTAGCTGCAGAAGATACCCCTACAGGAACACCACCTGCGGTATTACCATTACTATAGTAAAATGCGTTGGTGTCAGGATTCCACCAAATACGGTCTTGTTGACCTACATAGGTAGAACTGTTGGCATTGTTGTCGCGGCTGGTAAAAAGATTTTGAATGAAGCTCATGTCAGAGCCCCTTAATCGTCAAAGACTTCGTCGTTGCTGAGTTCTTGAACGGCTGCTACAGGAACACCGGCCATGCGTTTGATTCGATCTAACACATCTTCTTCTTCAGGAGTGGGTGCTTCTGCGTTTTCATCACTGGCATCACCGGGGCGTCCATCGTCATAGACGTTTTCTACGCCCACAGCTTTTTTCAATAGCTCTTGTTTTTGTTGTAGTGGAGGAAGAAATAGCTCTTCTGGCTCTCGATCATTGCCCGACGCGGTAGTACCGTTTGGACTGGCCTTTTCTGTGTCAGTTACAATATCAACATCAATCAGTGCGCCGGGATTTTGAATACGTGGGTCTGGAGTACCGCCTTCTGCGTGTTCTAAATTGTTGGCTAGTGTGCGTAAGATGTCGGCGATTTTCATATATAGTCCTTATAACTTATTTAGCTTATCTTGGGTAGCCTTTGAATGCCTTAACAGGACTTACTTTTACTACTTCGGGCATTTCTTCACTTTTTAGTGTGCCAATTTGAACAGCATCACCGGGGCTCATGCCCATTGATTTGAGTGCATCGTGGATGTAATCAACCACATGTGGGTCATAACTTACCACAATTTCGTTTTCGCCAAACACACTATCTTTTCCACTGAATGGCGGAACACCATCTGCAGCCCGTTGTTTAGCACCTTTGGCACCAGCAATGGCCACACCAAAACGATATTGGTGGTATGGGTCATTGTTTTGTAGTTTAGGAATTTTGTAAGCGCCAGGAAGAGCTCGACCTACATCATAGGTTATTGAACCTGTACGGCCGTCAATATCTTCACGGATAAACTCACGGGCTCTCATCGTCCGTATCCTTTGAAGGGCTTGACGGGACTTGTTTTATAAACACCTTCGTGCTCGGTGCTGCGATTATCTGTTAACTTTGTGACGCGGCCGGCTCCAACTGATTTGGCGGCAGCATTGATGATATCTAGATCCACATCTGTGTAGGTGGCCAACAAGGGATCGCCAGCAAATGCACCAGCAGGCGGTGTAGGGAAGTCTGGAGCACCGGCCATGGCAATACCAAAACGCCATTGTGTGTAAGGACTACCACCCTGTTTGGTCATTGAGATGTCAGGCATGCTGATGGCGCCCTTGATAGCAGAGACCTGATGATTTGGCAATTTTTTAGCGTTGGCAGGCACATCCTGTGCTGAACCAAACTTTGCCTCTGCTACGAACTCACGAGCTCTCATTATTAAATGTCTTTCATATTCATATGACCAAATGGCGGATCACCTCGAGTGTTCTGCCACAGCGCACGGTTACTCAGGATCTCAACCCATACATTGGTTGTGGGTCGATTAAGGTTCCAGAAATCAAATTCCACGTGACTACTGACTGGACGGCAATACAGTGTTCGCTCTTCAGGCACACACAATTGCTGACTAGTTGTACGCATTTTCTTTCGCTCCGTGCTGGTCCTCATTATATTTAGCTGTGGATCACGGATATAAACTTGACACATGCCATCCACTAGATCTTCAGGATCTTGAGCTGATTCAACCACCGCTTGAGCCAACAGTAATCTAGTTTCACTGCTAATCCTACTTAGAGTTTGGCTTTTGTTTGTGGGTCGACGTTGATATCCAGCTGCAGGCAACCAGATGCCGTGATTGGTTCTGGCGACCATTTTATTTTTGGGTATTTGTTTGGCTACGAATTGGTAAGGTTTGCGTCCATCCCAGTCCGAGGCTTCAATCAAGATCATGGTGTCACGATCAAATACCATGGTACACCCACCCATTTGGTGACGAACTATTGTTCGGGCCGCATCCATGACATTATTTTGTAACAGTGCTTGGGCAATGTAGCGACCGTCAGGACTGGTTTTAGCAGTGCCCGCATCTACCTCGGCTTCATCGTCGTAGACATCGAGACTTGTGTTTAGGATACTGATGCCACGACTATTGATGCCTTCTTTGTAGCCGGTGATTTCGTCATGCATCATCATACGACTAATGTCATCGTCATCTGATTCAATAAAACTCAATACAGGGGTATAGTTACGGTCTCGATTTTTAGCACCGGCCCATCCAATTCCATCAAAGTACTTGGCAACGATGATACACATTAGCGGCCGTACCCTTTGAATCCTTTTACAGGGCTAGTGTGATGAGTATCATCGGGTTCATGACTACCTGTGCTGATATAGTCCTTGGGCTTCATGCCCAATTTTTTCATGATTGTTTTGAGTTTGTCGCGCTCGGGTTCAGTGTACCCACTGAATATAGGCATGTTTCCAAAAAAACTAACTTCGTCTGCGTTGGCAATATCATCTGGATGCATACCGGCCAGGCTCGATACACGATAATGATCGTAGTAACGACCAATATACATGTCGCCGCGACCAGCAGGTGCGACCATGCCTGGGTGTGCTCGTTCAAATTCCGGAGCAGGGGCAGATCTACTTTTACCTCTGTGACCTTTTAGTTCACAGATAAACTCTCGGGCTCGCACGTTTAGTTACCTGCGGTAGCTGAACTTGCTGTGCCTATTTCTCTAATGGTCATTTGAGCACTGCTGGCAACTGTAAACTTATTACCAGCACCAACATATACCTGTTGACGACTGTTTGGTGCAACAATAGGAGCATTGTTATACATGGTACCAGGATTGCCGGTAGTCAATGTATATTGAGCTTGTGCCGAAGATGACCCAGCACCGGCACTCATGATTAAACTTTCACCGTTGACAGCACTTACTACCGTGGTTGTGTTGGCCACGCCCGGACCTGTGACAAAGGTTGCGCCTACTAATTCTTGACTAGCATTTGGGGTAATCATGACATTGCTGGCGGCTGTTACATCGCCAACAATACCAACAACAGGCAAATTACCTGTGGCCATTACATAGATATTCCAAGTGGCATATGCACCGCTGGTGACAATTTCTGCCCGGTCGGTATTCCATGTTACGTTGGCTATGTTAGCAGAGTATACTAGTGCTTGAGTCATTTTGATTAACCTTTGTAATTTTTCCAGGTCTTGAACAGGGTGCGCTCAAGCTCTACTGATTCTTCCATACTGGCCTGGCGACGCAGTTGACTAGCAACAACAGGAACAGTTGTTTGACCAGTTGACTTGGGACCATTCAGGCCACCTGAGTAGGTGCGTAGCTCTGGATCAGCCGCTAACGTTTCTGTGTTGGTTGGCCAGTCTGGAGCATTCTCTTCCAACTCTTCGCAACCGCATGGTGCAGATCCGCAGGTCGGGCAAGTGCTTTGACCTAGGCCGGCAAGTTTCAATAACTGCATCAACTTGGCAGCATCATCGCCATCAGCACGTATAGTAATGCCTTGACCCTGGCCATCGCCACATTCTTCCATTGCGGATTCAATGTTGATGCTTTCTGTTAGGGCTTGATTAAACTTCTTGTCCATGCCTTCGTATACACCTTTACCAAACTGCATACCGCCTTTGGCTTTGGATGCGGCATTCTGTACAGGTGCTACACTACCAGCCACAGTTGTTTCATCAACTTTGTCTTCTTTTTTATCTTTTTTATCAGCAACGGCTTTTTTGAATGTTTCTTTTTTGTTGCCATCTTTGTCAACATCTAGAAAATCTGGTTTAGCGCCTTCTTCTGTTTTTTTGACTTTCTTAGGTAGACCTTTTTCTTTGGTCACAGCAAAGTCATGTGTGTCCGTAGGCTTCATTGTTTTAGCAACCTTTTTCAACTCAGGACTTGCACCTTTGATCTTTTCACCCTTTTGGATGGCATGAGCCATGCCCATAAATTTGCGTTGGGCCTTGCTGACTGCTTTTTCAGCCACATCTTGCTGACTAGGTCCGAATCGCTTTAGAGTCCTCTTATCATAGCCAGCAGTTACACCTTGACCAATAAGCTGTGCTGTTATAGGATGAACATACTTCTTATAATATTTTGATTCAGGGCTACCAATTAGCGCCGTCAATAATATCGCGGCCTGTGGTCCAGTTAAAGTTAATCTGTAATCGCCCAGATTAGAATCTTCCGCCACGGGTTCCATGTGCTGTTCCACATCACGCTCGTGTGTGCTGATGATATAGTCAGTGACACTGCTCATCATGCCTTTGATCTGGCCAATTTTTTCTTGTACCCATTCTGGCAAGTTTTCATTGTCGCGCAAGGCACGCTCGAGTTCTCGAGCATGACGCACAATAGTATGCAATGAATCTTTGGTCATACCTGCTTCATCATTGTATTCAGCTTGTTCACCGTGCTCGATACTTTCACTAGAACAATTTGTAGAACGTGTCATCATGACACCGTCACTGTCAAGTGCTTCTTGAGTTTTTGCAGGGCGACCGGCTTTGTACTTGTAGCTCTTGGCTGTCACACGCTCTGGACCCTTGTCCTTGCCTTTTGGACGACCTTTTTTCTTGGGCTCATCACTCTTGACTTCGGTGTCGCTGTCTTCTTCGTCATCATGACGACGAGTATATGTTGTGGCTTTCATTCCGCTGGGCAAGGTGCGTTCTTTACGATCAAACTTGCCGGTGCCTTTTTCTTTTTCACGTTGTGCCAACCAAGCATCCATCTCTTTGAATCCTTCTTCGAGATCGCTTGTGTCTTTGAATTCTTTTCCGCCTACTTTGAACTTGCCACCTTTTGGTGTCTTGGCCAGGGCACCTGTGAAAGCATTGCCTTCTTTAGCAGTTAATGGATTAGCTGATTTCATGTAACGCTTTTTGCCATCTTTATCAATCACATATGCAGTTTTGCCGGTGTCTGGATCAATATGTTCCTCAACATCACCTGTGTGATATCCTGAAATCTTAGGACGTACTCGACCTGGTTGTTCTTTTTTTGCTAAATTGATATCTTGATCACGATAACGACGCTCAAAGTCTAATGCCATTTCTGCATCGTGACGAGCACGTGATTTAGCAAACTCGCCTTTGACATCTGGATTATTAGCGCGAATCTTTGATAACAAACTATCCGCATCGCCGTAACCTTCGTTGGCCATTTCTTGACCCTCATGTGCAACGTTCTTGGCAAACTGTGCCATGTGGCGTAGTTTAGGATTTTTACTATGTGTAGCTTTTTCAATCTTGGCCTTGGGAATCTTTTTGTCTTGAGCCACGTGGAGAGCTTTGTGTAAGTCACCTTTGTGTTTTGGATTGACGGCCTTTTGGATCCACTTTTCACTTTCGGCTACCTTGGACTCGTGTAGGTCCTGCTTGTCAGCCAGTGCGGCCATTCTTTTGTTTAAGTCGTAGAAAAAATTGTTCATTCTGTTATCCTCTCGGGTTCGCACCGGTCGCTGGGCGTGGTGGACGTTTTACTTTGGTCATTGGACTGTCATTGCCCATTGGTAAATCGTTTGTGGTTTTAGCTGGAGGTGTCTTGCCACCGGCCACAGTGAAGTCACTACGATAAGAGTTCTTTAATACAGCATGTTCATCATATGGTGCTGAGTAATCTTTACTCAAGGCCCGTTGTGCAGCATCTGGAGCAGGATAATCTGTGTTGGTCAACAGGTCTTTATTTTGATCTTCAACCCGTTCACGCTCCGTGTCCATGCCTTCTTCATGTGGTGTTGTCAACATGATGATTCTGTTGGGATCCATCATCAACAGCTGAGCGATCTGTTTGATCTGTGGCTCAATGGCTGGATAACGGAATTCCACATCCATGCTGGTCACACTATCGTTGCTGTGCTTGGGAAAGTCAGCAGGCTTGAGTTGCACTGGTGTGGTCTTGGGTCGAGTGATCTTTACGATTTCAAACTGTTTGAGTTTTTCTTCTAACTGTTTGACAAAGTCAGGCGCAACATCACCTACAATTTTGATTCTGTAGTTGTATGTGCGTTCACTTTCTGCGAGGTATTGTTGAAATTTTTTCATATTTGTATCCCTATATGATATTTATGCTCGGTTACCATTTTGTGTGTTTGTGGCCAACAAGCGTTCCAACAAATCATTACGATTTAACACTTGTCCGTGTGCTGTTTCCATGGCTTGTTCAGGTTCCTTACGAGCTTGATCTTGGTCTATTTTCATCTTTTTTAACTGTAGATCAACCATTTTTAATTTCTTGTTTAGCTTGGCTGTTTTGGCTGTGAGTGCATGTCCCAACATGGTACCGGCCACAGCAAATATTTCACTGGAGTAACGACTGTCTACATTGAAGCCCAGATCCATGAGATTGTCAAATGTTTCCTGGGCTTTTGCGGCCAAATCATCCAGCTCACCGTCGCCAGTTTCCAAATCACGCACCATGGGCAGGGCCGCATCTATTTTGTCTATGGTTTCTGTGATTTCTTTGAGTGCGATCTGTGTAGCAGGAACGCTAGCAGGTTCGTCCTCTATTACATCAGGTGAAGCAGGAAAATTGAACAGTTCTTCAAGGCGTTTGGTCATACACCTATTTACCGCTTTTTAGCACCACCTTGACGGAAAATGTCATCCTCTGTGATTATTCGAAAGCGTAGCCCATTGGCTCGGCACCAGCGTTGGGCGGCTTCCCATTTGAAATGATTGACCGCTACGATGGCGCGATCTCTTGAATTCATTCGGTCTTCGATTAGGCTTTGTTTTTTGGGCTTGATTTCAACCAGTTCAGCGATGGTGGTATTGTTTGGCCCACGGTAGGTCACTATAAAATCTGGAACATAGGTGGTTGATTTACCAGTCAGGGGATGACGATATGGAATACGCACCGGCTCCGACGCCCACTGAACTATGTTGTCGTTGTTGTCGCAGAACTGCATGAACGCCCATTCCCATGAGCTACGATATGTGGGCGATTTGGTACCAACATATTTTTGAGGATTTTTAATCAGGAACTTACCTTTTGCAAAATTAGGCACGGGTCAAATCCTGATATTTCTGGCCACGTAGTAGTTGGGTTGCGTAGCAACATTGATTCCTAGCAAGGTGCTGGAACTGCGCAGACCATTCAAGTAGTAGGCTAGAGTTGCAGTGATTTCTGGTGCTGATTTACCTTGGAACTGCTGTAATAGAGTCATCACAGAAGTACCGGTTTCGTGGCTGATACGAAATACCGACACTGTAAAATTACCGGCAGCTTCTTTGGAGCCAAACACTGATTGGAAATAACTGTTGACCGCATCATATTGATCTGCCGGTACCTGTTGTTGATAACCGTAGAACCGATCAAAGATCTGTACTGTTAGATCAGTTTTGGTGTTGATGGCATTGACTGATCCCATGATTAAACTCCATCAGCTAGATCATTGTTAACAGTCTGTCCAAAACTATTGGTTGTTGTTCTGGAGCCGGTATCTTCGAGCAATGCTCCGGCTCCAGATAAAGCCGATGGCTCTGGTTTTGGGAAAAGAAATCCACCTAAAGCGCCGGCAGCTTGTCGAGCAGCGTCTATACTACCACCTGCTAGGGCTGGAGCAAGTCCAGACAACAGGCCTTGTGTGAGTGCTCCACTTCCTGCCAGGGCGGCGCCAGCAAAAGCTGATGCTGTTGGAACTAGACCTTGACCCACTGCACCCAACACATTCTGCAGAGTATTTTGTCCTGTGGCCAAGGCTTGTAAGTCTTGTTTGTCTCCGGTGGCGCTGGTTCGTATGGTACCTTGAGTCATCACTGTGTTGTTGCTGCCAGGAACAGCAATAGGACTGACCGTGGTGTCGTAGTGTGCAGGATCGGCAAATCCGGTAACTGGATCACTGGGTTGTGCCCCACCAACAGCACCCGAATAGTACTTGACATTTTCATACTTGATAGTCATGGCATGTGTCATGAGTCCGTTGCCTTGACTGTAGTCATAGGTATCGTGCGTCCACTCGGTGATCAACGGATTGATCATTACATACTGAGCATAGGTCTTTTGACTCATACCAGAAATGGTAATGTCTCTGAAAAATGGTTCTTGTCCACTGGCCGGGCCAGTCAGCAAGGCAGTAGACAAACTCTGCAATGAAGGATTGTTGTATCCTTGTCCACTAAGGCCCCAGTGTTGTGCGCCTCTACTGGCCGAATATGTGTCGTTGGCAGTATAACTTGCTCCGCCAAATACCGCGGGTACTTGCAGTTGTCCTAGGACTCCGGCCTGATTGGGAGTATTACCATACTTGTAGGTTGGGTCACTGTAGTAGTACTGATAGTACTGATACCACATGTTGCGTATGAGATCGCTCGAATCGTCGTTAAAAACGATCTGTGCTGGATTATAATTGATCTTTGTCTGTACCAAACGCTTACGATTGTACTGGTTCATGGTGGCCACATCAATCTGATAACCTGGCAACTGAGCGGTTTTGACCAAGAGACCAATTGTACTAGACTTGCCGCCCGATGTCAGATTGGCCACCGCAGGGATATTGGTATTTAGGTTGAAATAAACGTAAAATAGGAACTTGGTGCGAGGTACAAGATCATAATTACTGCTTCTAAATGTCTTAGAAGCATGTGTATAATCTCTTACTCCCTTACCAGGAGGAAGTGGTTGGAGGTCGTTCTGGCCAAAATAAGCCATGAGCTATTAGCCTGTGGCTACGTTGTTAACTGTCAACGGGATCTTAGCACCAACACCAACATCAGCACCGGTGGTGGTTTGTAATGCATTATCGTAGCGGATGGTCATGCTCACTGTCATTACTTCGTTGGAACCATAGTCAACATTATTATAGTTAACACCTTGTAGGTAGCAACCACTGATGGTCCAAGTTTCCAATGCGATAGGAGCATTGGCACCATTACCACCATCTAATACTTCAAAAATTGTGGTAAACTTGTAGTCAATGCCCGAAGCAGCACTGCTTTGTTCCATGAAGTCCAATTGCTTTTGCAACTGTTCGCCTACCAAGCGACTTACGTTGCCGCCGGCATCATCACGCAACTGACATGTGACATCTAACCATTCATGCTTGCCAGCCAGTTTGATTGTGCTGTTGTAGATAGGAAGATCAATATTACCAAAAGTCACATTAGGACGAGTAAAATCCATGACCTGCTTGGTCAATTCTGTTGTGGGTTGTGTTACACCCAAGTTTAGGAAAGTAACGCGAAAGCGATACTTGAGTTTTGGCATCAGCAAACCCTGTGCCGATGTGCTTTGGTCGCTGGCCAACGGTACGGTCAGTTTTGTTAATGATGCTGTTGCCATTTGTTAGTTCTCCTCGTATACTTTTATTTATGGCGTTTGATTCGGGCAAAATTATCGTTGTTTTGCCCGATGTCAATTACGCTGATGCTTGAGCCTGGATAGTTCCTGTATTCTGGATACGCATTGGAATATAGATAAACTCCACGGCCTTGACTGGCTCAATGGCAATATCTACATACAACTCGTTGGCATCAATGGTTGCTGGTGTGTTGTTGGTTAAATCGCAAACAACCAGGTAATCATAGAGACCACGCTTGTTGACCAGATCAATCATGAGTGCTGTGATCTGTGCTGTGATAGCTGCACGAGTGATAGTATCATTGGGTTCAAACAAGTACTGGTTACCGATGATCTCTAAACGACCACGGATAAATGCTACCAACCGTGCCACGTTGATACGATCCAGTGCTGTGGCTGTGCCTTGTAGGGTATGATTACCAAAGTTGGTGATACCTGTGCCAGGAATGAATGTGATTGGGTTGACATCGTTGCTGTACAAGACATCACGTAGGCCTTGATTCACGCCCAAGGGTTGGAATTCACCAGTCTGTGCCATCAAATAACCAATCTGTAGAGCATTGTCAACTACACCGCGGCGTAGACCAGCCGGAGCAAACCATGGATAAGCTACACTATCACTACGGATGATAGTACGCAACATCATGTGACTTGGTGCTGTGACCACAGTATTGCCTGTTAAGTCAGTTGTGGTGCAACTAGGATAGAAGGCTGCTGCATAAGCATCGCCAGCATCCAAGTTACCGTCACCAAATGGTTGACCCAATCCGCTGTTGTTGGTTGACCAAGCTACTACATCTTCTGGAGTCAAACGTAATGGAGTATCAACCACACTGAACGCTGTATCGCCACGATCATTGTTGAGTACACGCATGTTGGGTGCCAACTCTGGATACTGAGGGCAAACGATCAAGTTAAACTGTGCTTGATTTTCACGGATCTGTGTGTTGGTGTCGATGCCAGCTTTCAAGGCCTTGACAATCAAGTACCGCTGTGCATGACGGCCCATGTTTGGACTACCATCAGCGCGGTTACCACTGGCTGTTACCCAGGTATTGGTTTGACTAGGCAACACATCCGGTGCTGGATAATCTGTGGCATTGAAATAGTCCACAGCAAACGATTTAACGTTAAATCCACTGCGACGTGTATTCCACAACAACATGCCTTCTGGATATAGCAGGGGGTTTGGAGCATCAAGATCCAAGTAGTCACTGGTGATCAAAGGTGTCGATCCTGTGGCGATCGGTGGAATAGGATCTGTGATTGGGTTGGTTGTACCGTTTGGTGCCCAACGTGCATCAGCAAACAAGATACCATTGATTGTGGTCTGATCTGCATTGCTGATCTGTACCCACTGGTCTTGACCGCTGACACTTTGCCAACGACTGATCACAGGATAGTTTTCTAAGTCTGCTGTGTTGATCCACAAGTCACCGTAGGCCAATGGACTTTCAGCTGCATCGGTCTGTGTTGTTGGTGCTGTGGCACTGAATATAGGACCGTCAGGATTGGTCATGCTCAAATCGTAACCACGTACATCGTTTGTTACGTTTTGATAACCCATCCATTCACCATTGTTTTGAATCATGATGTCAGCTGTGGTAGCGTCACTGTAATACCAGAGTGTGCCATTGGCTGGATCAATTTCTGGTGCACTGGCAGCAGAAGTATAGGTAAATGTAGGTGAACCAACCCAGTTACTGAGTATTAATCCTTCTACCATGCCGCCAACATAATTGTAGCGGATACCAGTTACTGCGGTACTAAAACCAGCGTCAACCAATGGTGTATCTGTGCCGTCTACTAGATAAATGTCACCGCCGGTGGCATGTGTAAACACAATGGCACCAGCACTGTTGACTGTGGCACTGACATTATTGATGCCGGCAGCACTGACTGCGGCAATAAAATCAGCACTTGTTGTACCATTGATTGTGACAGTAACCGGAGTGGCCACTGTGGCTGTTTCAGGCTGTGTTGCAGTCAGGGTAAATGTCGAATACTGAGTAATAGATCCGCCACTAACATAAGCACCTGTAGCAGTGCTAGCAAAGGTTACCTGAGTTGTAGTGCATGAAGTTACTGTATGAGTTCCATTATATACAGCACCAGTGCTAGTCAACCCAGCAACCTCAATGGTCGTGCCATTTGCAAACGGTGCAGATCCTTGTGTAGCAAATGTTAATGTTGCCAATGATCCTGTTCCACTTGCACCTGTTACTGTTAAGTCTTTTACAGTAAATGTAGGATTGGTCGCAGATCCAGTGATGACCGTAGCGCCAGGTGCCTGGCGCTCAAGGATCAGCAATCCCGAAGTCATACTGTCAAGAGGATCAATCTGTGCATAGGTAGTACCAGCTGGAATAGCCTGTCCACCTGTGGAAGGATCTATGGCATAGAGAGCAGCTGCATCATCCACATACACCGGGCAACTTTGTAACACAAATGTTCCTAGAGTGCTGTTAAACTTTTTAACTTCGATCAACATGCCTTGATTGACCGAGTTGGTTTGTTGGAATACAGAACCAGTAGGTTCTGGTTGTGTATCCGTTGTGCGCCATCTTGGTGCTGAATAGTTTGGACCAGCAACATAAGCAGGAGCCGCATACTGACCACTTGTGATACCCAGGGCAGCCAATGGTGTGCCGCTAATGGCAATAACGCCTTGTCCTTCTGTACTGTCATCATTTGTGGCACCGCTGTCGGCATACAAGGATAATTTTCCGCCGATGTTGGCGGCATAAACGCCGGGCAGACTGGAACCGCTGAGATTGTTGATTGCTGTTACCAATTGTGTAACAGTTTCGCCACTGGTGACTGAGATCATTGTTCCGTTGATATCAATAACGCCTGCTGCTAAACTAGTAGGAGCCAGGGTACCTTGTACTGTGGGCCAAGAGGTTTTCCAATAATCACTGCCGATCAAAACCCAGGTGTTGTATAGGTCGTCGGCGCTGGCGCCATCTTGTAGCCAACCCGGAGCCTGTGCTGTAGTAGGACCACCGCGCTTGTAGTAGGTTGGGTTATAGACGTTGGTTGCTGTCACAGCATAGTTGCCAATGCTGCCAAAACTAGGCATTGGCACTGTGCTGGATGGCTCTAAATATACTGTGTCAGTGATTACCGTGGCTGTTTTATGAGTAAATGCAGATGTAGTCTGATTCCATTCGTTGATGCCCCAGGTACTGTTGGTAGTATCTAACCAGTAAGTTCCATTGGCAGGAGCGCCAAATGGACGAGTCAATGTGGCAGTAAGAGCAGCCAAGTCAATGTCTGCACGTTGTACATAAGCAATGTTGGTCACACCCAAGGCTGAATAAGCGGCTAGCAACCCGTATTCGTTGAGTTCGTAGCCGTTGATAGGAGTACCAGCTGTGGTGTTGTAAAAGAACGGTACACCAAATGTACTCAGCAGATCTCTCTGGCTGGTCATCAAATATAACTTGTTGGCGTTGACTGCCAATGTTCCTGGAGCAACTCCAGTGCCTGCGCCAGAAATTTTATTCTGTGCTGTTACCAATAGGATATATGGTACTGAGCTAGCAGCAGCGGGCGTGTAATTACTTTGGTCAATTACACTGACTTGTACACCTGGGGATATTAAGGCCATAGCTAATTCCTTTTTATTAATATAGATATTTATCGATTGTGGCAAAAAGACCGGTATATCTTACCCCTTTGCCAAAGGTTTTCATAAGTATTTGTATGGAAAGACCCAAATGTTTAGCGTGTAGCCAGAGATTTTGTGCTATAAACTACCACAGAGACGGTGTTACGCATTATCGTAGCCGTTGCGATACTTGCATCAAGCTCAGAAAGAAGATCAAGAGACCCGATCCTCGTTGGGCCGCAACAGGCTACAAGAAAAAACCCACATGCGATCGATGTGGGTTCAAGGCTCGATATTCAGCACAGTTGCTGGTATATCATGTGGATGGAAATCTCAACAACAGCAGTTTAAGGAATCTCAAAACTGTTTGTCAAAACTGTGTGGAAGAAGTTAAACGGTCAGATCTAACTTGGAGCCCAGGGGATTTGACTCCAGACGCTTGACCAATTCGCTGACCTGCTGATACAAGTTATCAAGCCCGTCTTGATTGTTGTCAATTTCAGCATCAAATTTAGTGCCAATCCAGGCTGTTTCACTGGCGTGGATCTTATAGCTGGATAGTTTCTCCTTAAACATATCACGCCCTTGATTAGCATACTCGGCTATTTGATACCACTCGGGCTCTGGGCCACGAACCACACGCACCACCGCACCACCGGCTGCTTTGATAGCCTGTATTTCGTTGGGGAATCTACAGTCACTGATCACTACATCATCGGTGGTTTTACGCAGTCGATTTTCTAAACTAGCGATCCATAAGTCATTATGGAAACTGCGGCGAGCAACTTCGGTGCCCCAATACTGTAAGACCCAGCGTGGAGTTAGATCGGGCATGTTTAATCGAGCACTCCACCAGGGATCCACTTGTTCACGCCAGGCACGGCTTTCTTTGGTGCGTCCTTCCAGCAACTCTCGATCCCACCCAAATACTGCAGCCACAGCATCTTTGAGTGTATGAGCAAAACTTTCACGTCGGAATTGATGTATGTTTACCAGGTAGTCGGCCACAGTGTCTTTGCCGGCGCCGATTAAGCCACAAATTCCAATGATCATCTAAGTTCCTTTACATTCAGGTGTCGTAGCGTAGCTTGTAGCATGTCAATTTGACGTCGACAGTCCTCCAAGGCATGGTGACTGGTAGGGGGTTTGGGCAAGTTAGGCCATAGGCTGTAGATGGTCCTGGCGTCACGCACATTGTAAAACTGCCAAGGCAAGGGTTTATTATAGCTCTTGTAGGCGTGTTCCAGGATGTTCATATCATAGGTGGGACCATTTGCGAAAATAAATTTGTGTTGCCAGGCCAACTTATACAGGCTGTCAAGTGCCTGATCTAGATCCACACGACCTTCTTCCATGAATGCTTCGGCCTGTGCTTCAGGTTGCGTAGCCCACCAGTCTATGGTATCCTGTTGTATGCTACGGTTTTCTTGACTTTCCAGCGTGATGCGGGCATAGTAACAGCGATCATAATAGCCACGTCCAAACGGATCAAAGCTCTGTGCGGCAATGGTCAGTATGGTTGCATCAGGACCGGTGCCTAAACCTTCTATGTCTATCATCAATGAGCTCATGCTATGATTATAGCACGATTTTAATTACTTTGCAAGCTCAACGTCTTCAAAAAGTTCTTGTTTGGTTTTATCGCACCGCATACCTTTGATGCCGTTTTCGCTTAGGCTAATAACCCTTAAATTGGTCCAATGCCCGATTATGTAGGGTGGTATCGAATCGCGGAATCCTTGCTGTATAGAGTAGATATGATCAAGTGCGTTATAGGTGCGATTCAAACGGGCTGGGTTTATCGAATCAAAATGATTCTTCCAGCTGTCTTCTGTGACCTTCCATACTGCATCATAGTATAATCGGCGGAGAGATCTTTCTTCTCTGGGAGTGCAACCTTGTTTAAGTCTGGCTTTATAAATTTTATCTCTTGCTTCTTTGGTCTGGCTACCGTTTTCTACCCCATATTTTTCTAAACAGGTTTTCTTAATATTTTTAATACGTTGTTTAATAGTTTCTTCAGATATGTTTGGTGCTTTTCTTGTCCCAGACATTATAGTTTTACCTCTGTTACTTTTAGCTCTTGTCTCGTTTATTTCTGGAGTATGTATATTAGCATAATCACCATTTTGCCATTTATACTTTTGCTTTGCTGTTCTGCTTGAAGTAGTAAGATATCGATTTTCCCACCACTTAACTGGAATGTTTTCTATGGGGCAGAGAGGAACGGACCATACTTCATTTATAACATGCCATACTCGTTGTTTTGCTAATGCAGTGTCAGGAAGGAATGCTGTTTTTTCTACTACCTGTTGCCAAAGCTCTGGATGAGTTTTATATAGATATCGCGTTGCAGATTTGTTATAGCTTGTGTCAGTTTGAATAATTTTTAATAGTATGTCTTTCATACTATTATTTATCATTATCCTATTATGTACGTTATGTATTCTTAGCCAATCAGCCGATGACCCATGACAAGGGAGCACTGCCATCTACATAATTTCTCAAATCTTCGATGCACTTGTCCATGCCGGCCTGCCCTTCGGACTTCATTGCGGCACCATTCAAACTGCCACCCGATTGTGGACCTGCAATTGTTGAGAACTTCTCACGTGCTTCACCAATGATCAATTTAGAGTTGGCCACCATGTAGTCGCGGATCCACTGTACAATTTGGAAATCGCTCAGTAGATTGAATTCAGGTTTTAAGTTGTAAGTCCACATCAGGACGCTTTCGCCTGTGCCTTTGGGGTCACGTATTAGTTGCAGTTTTTTGGTCACTGGATTGAATGTATAATTCATGTAAGCACCAAACATGCGTCCGGCTTGTTCCACATACTGACTGTAGAAATCATAGGTAGCCAGACCACCAGCCACGTTGAAGTTCATCAAGTACACGTTCATTGACGCTTGACTGAATGGGTCAAAGTTTGACGCAAACGGACCTGTGCTATCGCCAAAAGTTCTACGGAAAATCTGACGCACAGTGACCACTTCTTGAGGCATGTCGTAAATATTGACGTTGGTTACCAGTTCCAAAAAAGTATAACTTTCTTCATAGGCGTTTTGTGCCCGCTGGCGATACACGCCAATGGTACGTTGATAAGCCGCTTCATAGTGTTCAGCATCCAGCTCGATATCAATGATCTGGTCAGCCAGTTGCAGACGCACATAATCAAAGAGATTTTGTTTTAGTGTTTCGAGTGTAGATTGATTTTCTAAGGCCATGTAAGGGAGCTCCGTATTCCCTGTATTTAGCTGTTTACCAAGCCCAGAGTATGATCAGGTTATCGTTGCCGCGACCGTTAAATCGAGTTTCTGTGGCCTTGATTTCACCAAACGCCTTACGGGCCGCTGGTTTTCCACCGCTGATGACTGATTTGATCTGTTCGGCGGGTTTTCTTAAGGTTTTTTGTACGGTTGTTTGTGTGTCAAACCCTACGATAGCTGATCCTTTGATGGTAAACGTGCCCACGTGACTATCAGCCATGACATGGATCAACTTGCGTTTGGCCGAGTCATATAACCAGGCTTCCGTAGCATTTACTAACTTGGTAACTGGTTCTGATTTGAGTTTGAGTTCGTCAAACTCTCGCATGAACTTGAATCGGCGTGTGAGTTTTTCTGGGCTGATGGCTTTCTTGGCACGTGGCTTGCGTTCGACTTTTTTCAGCTGCACATAACTGGCGCAGTCGTTGATCACTGTTTCACAGAACTTGACACAATTTTTTAACTGGAGTCGTGTAAGATGGCTGTAGCCTTCCACTAGGTCGGCATCTTCTCCTGCTAATACTTCCGTAAATTCTGCCAGACGCAATTCCCAGACACGACTTACTGTGCCGATCATGTTGGGACTTATGTTCATACCACGCATGAGTTTGATTGGGCTGAAGTCGGCTGACATTTTTGCGCCGGCTACAACAAAATCATCAAACATGCCTTCTAGTTCACCACAACACTCGCTTACTTTTTCACGCAGGTGATCCTGGATTGTGAGTTTAGCTACCACTGCTTCGGCGTCAACTTCTTCTTGTGCTCGCTTGACTTCTTGTTTTGATTTCAGCATGGTTGAAATCTGATCATCAACAATGCACTGTTCGTGTTCGGTAAGTTCTAGACCGATAAGAGTCATTCTGCAGGCCCAGGCCGGAGTTACACGGATTTGGCTGTCAGGGATGCCACGCATGAGCTTGGCATCTCGAGGACGATGGTTATGCTCTAGGTATTGACACAACATTTCCTTGGCATCTCGTTTGCCGTAGTGATATGTGTACCAACCGAAGGCCTTGGCCAACAGGCTCAAGCGATTTTCACTGGTGGGTTGTACACGCCACTCAGGCTCGGGTCCAACATATTTGAACTCGGCACCTTTGGGATTTAAGCGTTTGATTTCGTTTGATTTAGCCATAATCTGTATTATATAGTAAAATTCTGTTGAGGTCAACCAAGCAGGTTAGCAAAGGTTATGTGTTGTTCCAAATTGGTCAGCAGGTCGGCCACTTGTTGAACCAGCTCACGATAGCGAACCGTTTCTCGGTGTAGTCTACGGCATTCTACACTTTCCTGGTCTGCGGCCGCAACGGCACGATCTACCGCTCGGACCATTTTCATTAGATCTCCGCGGGCTACCTTGCTTTTGACTGTGGCAATGGCTTGTTCAGCACGATTCAAGCGGTCAAATAATTCATTCATACTGTAATTATACTGGCTTTTGAGTTATCGGTCAATCTAACCGCTAAATACAAGACTATGCCAAGATTATCAATGTGGCGTCCTAACAGGACGAACGATTACCAGTTTATTGACCGTACAGTTGCAGAAATGTACACTGTTGGCGGCCTTGACA